CTCCATCAGTAATACTTAAATATTTGTAATCATCATTTTGAATTTGCCATTCATCTGGAATTTCTTCTATAAATATCTCATTATCTCCAACTGAAATATCTTCAGTAATATTGACCGAAGTAACTTCTACACTTTTCATAGGAAGTCTAATAGGCATTGTGTCTTGAACTGCCAAATCGTCAAAATTTTGTGAAGCTGGAACATACTCAAAAAATCCTTCAATATCTCCTTCCCACAGTTCCTTTTCATATGGTCCAGTCCTAAGTAAAGTTCCCGAAGTAAATGCACCATAATCAATTCTGGAAGCTAAGTTAGTCCTAACAATAGGAAACCAAGGTTTTAATTCTTGTTTATAAATTGTTTTTGCTTCTAATTTCATACTAAAACCTGTATCTACTTTGTTAATATTAATATTAGAAATTGTATAAAATTTTAAAAACATAGAAGCAATAGTACTTAGAAACGGATAACCATTATTAAAAGATTCTAAGACTGACCAATGATTAGAACTATTATCATCAAAAATCCAATCCTTATAAGTTGTTTCAAACTTTATTGGATAAGTCATTTCCTCAGTAGTTCTACCTAATTGCCATTCTTTTTGTAAATTATACACCAAGTCTTCGTTTATTAATGACTTATCATAATAACAATCACTTCCAGTAGATTCTTGTGATGCAACAGCCTTAAAAAACGGTACTGATATTGGATTTTTAACAAGTAATCGAGAACTAGAAGCAGTAATAGATTTTTTTAATTGCTCTGCTTTTTCAATTATCGTTTCAAAAGGAGTATCAGGCTCGGTTTCTTCACTATAAAGTGGTGGAGATATATTTTCTTCCACAGCAGTTATAAAATCAGAATATTGATAAAATGATCCATCTGGATAACTAACTGCATAGTAAGATTCATTTAATAATAATGCTTGTCTAATATTAGTGTGCTCAGTATAAGTAATTACACCGTCTTGTTCTAACGTTTGTAAAAAATACCTCATTTCAGATTCTTGATTATAATCAATAGATTCCAGTGTTTGTGTTTGGACATCTGATCCTAAACTTCCAGCAAAATAACTTTTTTCCACATGAGATAAGCCTATACACAAACCACTAATTGCAAGTGCTGTATCAGTAGTACTAATATTTCCTATCATATAACTGTTTTTTATAAATAATAAATCTCCACTATAATTTCCACCACAAAGCCCCGCTCCATTAAAAGCAGTCTTAATACTACCCTCAAAAGAGCAATTTTTAATTTCTACAGCTATACTAGTCATTAGTTTTCACCCCAGCTCGTGGTATTAATTGTTCCAATTAGTCCTCCGGCTCCTACTGAAGTAATATAATTATAACTACTATCATATTTAGCAGTACACTCAACACTACAATCAACTGCATGAATATTTTCTAATTTAGTAGGGCTACTATCTATTACAGAATCACCCTTCGCATAGTTAACTTTATCTATCACAAGTCCAACATTATCGTCATCTACTATATTAAAGCCTTCAAATCTAATATCTCTAATTGTTCCTCCACTAAACTTATGAAATAAACCTCCAGAACTAGTATAACCTTCTTTTGCTATTAACTTATGACCATTTCCATATATATCAAGCGAGATAAAGCTCCAATCATAATAATCATAGTATAAATGTTGTGAGTTAATAACAGTATTCCAAAAATTACTAATAGTAGGTAATCTACCAACACTAATATCCTCAGTCAGTTCAAAAGTCATTCCGTATCCATACCTCATATTAGACAAATCTTCTTCAGTTGATATTCTTGCATTTATCTTTTGACCAACCTGTGAAGAAAAGTCTAAATCTGGTATTTTATTTATACCCCACCATATCTGAGTTCTCCCAAAACTAATCTCTGGATCACCTATATATTTATATCCTGGAAAAGTTGCTTTCATTCCAGACATAATAGTTGGATATGGTAAAGCCTCAAAGTCACTCTGGTCATAACTATTATCATTTATATCAGGCATATCTAAACCATACTCGTCCATTACAAAATCTGGATTAGCAATATTATTTCTATTATCTGAGCCTACAAAGTAATCAGAACTTCCATCATAGGATATAGTACCAATACTTCCAGCTTTCATAACTCTTCCACTATCAGAAAAAGTGGATTGCATTAAACCTCGTAATATACCTTTTGTAGCTTCCACCCTACTGCCAGGAGTAATATTTGTATCAATTTTTTTGCCAGGAAGTGGAGATACAGAAACTACTAAAACTACTCTAAAATCAACATCAAAACTCGGTTCCCCCTCATCAGCCCACCAACTAATTGAGAAACTACCACCATAATGATTTGCATTACCAGAAAATCCATTACCACTATTCATTACCATCCAATTTTCTATTACTATGAAAGGGTTATCAGCAGGTTCTTCTTTATTCCATTTCCATTCTGGTAAGGTTTTACTTGTGCCATTAGCACTAAACTTCTCGTCTGGACCAACTGCATAGTATATTCTACTATACTTAGTCCGTACTACAACCTCTTCTCCCTCGTCATTTTCCTCGGTTATTGTCTCAATAACATACTTATCTCCAACTTCTACAATACTAGTTCTGTCAATTACGATATCTGGTTTATATTGGCCTATAAAATCTCTATATCCAAAATCCCAGTTCGGGTATTTTCTTACAGTCATAATCACACCTCATTTCTTCCAATTGTTCTAATCATTCTGTTTGATCCTTCACCTTGCCCAGCAATTAAAATTTTATTTTCGTTGGAGGTCTTATTTTCTTTAAAATTAATCATTTGTACACTATCAAATTCTGGATTCAATCTAACACCTTTTCTAATCTTAGCAGTTAAAACTTTAAAAATAATTTTTTTAGTATTCAAGTCTAGTTGTAATTCCCAACCTAAACCAGTTGTCTTTGCAATTTCATATAAAATTTCTGATATTTTTTGAAATCTAGCTTTATAATGAATAATGCTTCCCTTTTCTCGATCTACCTCATTTATAAGATTATCTACAGATCTAGTAGAATCTGTTGGATTAATAACATTGACATTTACATAGTATTTCATAGCACTTTCAGCAGATCCCACAAAAGTATCATACCCATCATTTATATTTACATTATTAAAAGCTATTCTGTTCTCAAATATTTCCCCTAAACCTTTTCCAGATACAACTATATTCTCACCCTCAGAGTTTTTCTCTAGCTCTCTAGTAGCAATTCTTCCTGCATAAATTTTAGAGCCTTTTTTGATAGCTACATAGTTTTCTAATTGTAAATATTTGGACACATTATTATTCCTATTTAAACTTAATTTATAATCATCGATTTTTCTCCATTTTCTATTCCACACAAAATCTTGAAAGTTATCCAGAACAGCAAGCAACTCAAAATCTGGTGTAAAAATTAATATTGTTTCTTCACTACTATAAGTTTTTAGAAATAAGTTTGTTGCACTGCTAATTTTAAATTCTAATGAACCTAACAACTCTTTAAGTTTTACTATCTCAAAGTCTAAAGAGGCAGTGCTTTGAAACGAAATCTTACTCCAGGCAGAACTGACGGGTATTACGAAGTAAGAACTTATCTCACTTTTCAAATTAATGCCTGTACTTAATTTTAGATCAAAATCTGAAGTACTAACAAAACTCATCTCCAAGGCCGGTATTTCCTCAAGAGTATAATTTATAGTTAAACTGTTTTGATAGGTTGTCTTATCAACTAAAGTAAAATCAAGCATTATATTATTTTGATATTTTGGACTACTATATTCTAAATTAATTAAATTATCTAGAAGTTTGTAATTCACATCCAACACAGTTACATCTTTATTTTCGTAGTTTATTTCTAATCCAAACAGTTTAGCATTACTGTACTCAGCTATCAGTCTGTTGTCCTGCTTTACAAAATCCAATCGTATTTTATTACTATTTCTGCCATTATAAGCTACAGTCAGCTGATTATTAATTCCATTATAATAGTTTAAAGCAACAGAATTATCGTTTTTAGAGAAAACCAGACCTACAGCTGCAGTATATTCGTTCGAGTAATTTACATTTAATGAGCTGTAAGCCTGCACATACTGTATATTCAAACTATTTATAGGAGGATTATAATATTTAATTCTCATTGCAATTTCCTCCTCCTGAGTTTAAGGTGCTAAATTACCTACTACCAGTAGCTCTAAAGAAGCATCACCAACCGTTTGAACCTCATCAGTTGATAATTTAAAGAATACTTCAACAATATCACTATTTGTAAAAGGAATTGTAATTTGCTCTAAGCTTTCGAATGGATCTGCTGTACTCGAAAGTAAGCAGTCAACACTATTTTCAATAGTTCCTAAAGTAATGCTTTCAAAAGTATCAGTAGTTACATTTGTTGCAATTTTAACCTTATAAATATCAGTGTCCTTTAATGGTGAAAGTTGTCCAACATTAATAGAATTTATTAAAGTATCAGCTTCATCAAAGAAATAGATATTTTCTTCAGTTGGAAATGATAAGTCTTGTCCAGTATCAATTGATACTGGAGTATAGTTATATCCTTCATATGCTTTTAATGAAGTAGTAATTTGATTAGGAGAAAACGGTTGTTCAATTTCTTCTATTACAATTACTTGACTATCAGTAGAATGAGCAATTCTACCCACATTAGTAGTATTTATTATAACGTTCTCTATACCAGTAAAACTAACAATTTCAGTTTGACTAGCTGGGTAAATAGGCACATCTATAGATCCATCATCTAACATTCCTATAGTTAAAGCGTCTACGTAAGGTTTTTGAGGAAGTTCTTGCACGAATGCTTGAGTTGAAAGATTATACATCACAATTGAAAGAGATTTTGAACTATTAGAATCCATTCCAGCCACAAGTGCTGTACATTCTAAATCTCCACTACTCTCATTAATAGCAGTATGAGTATCAACTACAACCATTACAGTTTCTATACCAGAAATATCGGCTGCATCAACTGATGTTTGTCCTATGACACCATGGACTCCAGATCTACCATGTATATAAATTGTCCCCGCAGTCTGATTATAAACTGTAACCAAGGTATTTGTTTCATTAAACTCACTCTCATAAAGAAGTTCTAATGAGGATGGAGCATCATCAGTACCGGAATAATCTATAGTATTAACTGGAGAAGCATAATTATCGTTAGGATCAAGAGTTTGTACATAATAATCTAGAGTACCACCATCCTCTAACATAACACCTATTCTACAATTAGCATCATTTATACTTAATTGATTATCCCTTATCGTAATTACTGCTCCAGTACCACCATTCAAAGTATAACTTGTAGTAGCTGTTAAACCCTCCTTTAAATCTTTAATTGATATTTCATATAAAAACCCATTCACACTCCCCAACTGTAATATTTCTTCACCATGATCACCTAAAATATTAATAGATTTAATACCGCCAGTTATATCACTTAAAGTTCCATCAAATATTAAACTAGCCTCAACTACACCATAAACAGCTATCTGCGGTTCTCCTCCAACTGAGTAAGTTCTTGCTACATAATTACCACTATTAGACACAATCAAATCTGAATCAAATCCAGCATCTCCAGCATTAAAATTTCCTATCGAAGATAAGTCAATAATTAAATCACCTAAAGCCATCTTTATCACACTCCCAAATATCTATTATAAAATTTAATTTCAAAGTTTGTTTCAGCTGTTGTGCCTGTTCCTTCACATCTCAACGAATTGTCTCCTCTTTCAAGATAAAATAAGTTAGAATCTAAATCTAAAATACTCATAGCTCTACGATTCTGCCCTAACTCATTTATAAAGGATATATTCTTATTACCAAACTCTGTGCTAATTTTTATCCTTTCACCGGCCAACAATTCTTTATTAATTTTTATCTCTTTACCGGATGTCATATTCATAATTCTAGGATTAACAATTGGACCTAAAATTTCTATCTCACAGAATGTTTTTGTATCGCCAGAATTTACAACAGAGTAATTAGAATCTATCGGTAAATTAATTTCTGTAGCTTCTATATCAAACCAACGCGGATCACCTGCTAAAAAACTTACTTGAACAGCTTGAAAGTTTCTTCCACGAGCATCACCACCAGGCATTTGCACATTTTCAAGTTCCACATTTATTTGAAAAGTAGTCCCTTCATTCTGTTGCCAAATAAGTTTACCTTGCTTTAAAACAGGATTTAGCTTTGAAATAACTTCCCTTCTCAAATTAAATAATGACTGCACATCTCTCTTAATTATTCTAAACTGTAAATCAATGACTCTGGATTGAAAAATTCTATTTATTACAGTTGTTCCAATTTGATCTGGAGCTTTAGTTTCTTTTAAAGAATGTGTTGTATTTGCAAAACCACTCCATTCATTCAGTATAAATTTGTTGGTTTCTGGAAGCGACAAAATGTCTCCATCTGAATTTATAAAACTAATTAGCATAAATCCCACCTACCTATTAATCTATACTGAAAGTACAGCTTCCTTGTGTAATTATCTGAGCTTCTCCTGCTAAAGGCATCTTAGCACTAGAAAATGGATATAATCCAAGTACAATTCCGGTTGTTCCTGAGGCTACATCACATAGAAAAGCATAAGTTATACCGATGTCCTCATTCTCAGCCCAAGGACCAAATTCTATTTGTGTATTATTTTCAATCTCATAAGAATTACCATTAATAACAGGAGCAGTAAATACAGACTCTTTCCTTTCATAACCTGCATCATCTACTTCAGTTAAATCAGCTAACTGTACAGTCTCATCTAAACTTCCTGCAGGATTAGTAGCAAGTCCTACATAAATATTTGTAGGAAGTGTTCCAGTGTTTCTAAATAAAGCATTCAAAACTAATTTTTCGCCGTCATTTGTTAGACTGGCCATAGTAATCACCCTTTCTATTTCGTACCATATTCTGCTCCAAGTTTTCTTAATAATTGTTGTTGTTTTCTTCTCTCTTCAGATTTAGAAGTACTATTAGAACCATTAACAGTTACATTAGGTTGAAAATTGTTATAAATAGTATTTTGAGAGGAATAACTGTTATTTGTTGCTGATACAGCTGCAGGATTTACTACAGATGGCGATATATTCAAATTTTCCATGCTGCCAACCATCTTTGCCTTAACCTGCTCTATAGTGTCATAAATGGAACTTTCATTTTTTTCTATTCCAATTTCTAAACCACTACCGACATTATCACCAATTCCCATAAAAACTTTTGAGGGAGAATTAATACCCAATGCTTTTTTTGCTGCATCAGTTAGCCCTTTAGCAACATCTGTAACCGAACTAACCACTTTATTCATTGCTGCCCTAACACCATCAGCTAAACTGCTAATAATGTTTCTGCCTACTGAATAAAGATCCTGATTAGAAAGATAATCATAAGCATCTTCCCAAAAGGATTTTATTCCTCCTACAATTTCACCAATTTTTCCTGGTATCCAATCTACAACATTATTAAACATAGTTTTAAGGTCTCCAGCTAAATTACTAAAAGCATTTGAAGTAAACTCAATAACTTTACCCCAGGCATCCACAACTAAAGTAGGTATTCTTGCAAAAGCATCTGAAAAACTATTTATAAAATCTGTAAACATATTTATAGCATATTTCCATATTACTGAATCAGTAATAGCTGAAGTTATTTTGTCCCATGCATTTATAACTCCATCCTTCATTGCTACAAAAGCATCAACTATAATAGTTTTAGCTTCTACAAATATCTCAGTAACTCTTTTAACAAACTCTGATTCTACTAAACTTTCAACTAAATTTTTCCACACATCAGCAATAAAGTTTTTAATATTATTCCAGATCTCTTGTGTATATTCCCAAATTTCATCCCAGTACTTAATAATTAATCCATGAGGTGTCCAATTTAAAAATAAAGTCCAGATCATATCGAGGGCTTTACTTAAAACAGTCTTTATTCCATCCCAAATAGTCTTTGTGGTACTTTTAATTGATTTCCAAGCAGTAGTAAACACGTTTGTAATATTACTCATCATATTACTCATAGTATTTTTTAAACCTGTTAAAGCATTACTAATTATACTAGTTATATCATTCCATATTTGTGGAAAGTATTCTGGAAGTTTTAACCAAGTTCCTATAAAGACATCAACTAAAAACTTTACAAAATCCCATATTTCTTCATGCCACTTAGTAAAAATAGCAATTACTCCAATAATAGCTGCAACAATTAGGGTTAATGGTCCAGCTCCAAGTGCTAAAATAGCAGATCCGACAGCTGTAATAGTAGGGATTAAGGGAGCTATTGCAGTCATTATAGAGCCAACAACTACTAAAACTGGGCCTATTGCAGCAGCAAGCATTCCAAAAACTCCAATAACAGCCTGTACTGATTCTGGTAAATTACCAAACCATGCTGCTACTTTTTGGATTCCTCCAACTAATGCTTGTAAAATAGGAAGTAAAACAGTTGAAATTGCAGGCTCCAACATATCATAAATTGATAATGCTGCATCAATAAGTCCATCTTTTAATAAGCCTAATTGTTTTCTCATTGATTTCATTTGTTTATTGGCTATTTCTTCAGTAGCACCACCAGCGTTTTCTAATTCAGTCTGATAATTTCTAATTTGATCAGAGGTACCCATTAATAAATTAATAGTCTTTTGAGTTTCAGCATTAAAACCTAATCTCTTTAATAAAGCAGTTTGTTCTTGAGAGGATAGCCCGGCCATTCTTTTTTCCAACATCTCAACAATATCGGCCATATTTTTCATATTACCTTCAGAATCGTAAATGCTCATGTTCAATTCTTGCCAGGTATCTGTATTTTTACCCTGGGCATCTTGTAAGTATGTTAAAGTCCTGGCCAGTGTGTTTCCTGCTTCAGAACCTTTTTTCCCTTGATCAGCAAACACGGATAATACAGCAACACCTTCTTCAATTGATTTATTTGTCGCTTTTAATGATGCAGCAGCTTCATTTGTTAAAGCTTCCGAAAACTGCTGAGTACTTGCATTAGCCATATTTTGAGCCTGTGTTAATACATCAGATACACGCTGCATATTCTCTATATGCTCAGCTGTATCATCTGCTGCTAAACCTAAAGCACTTTGAGCATCAGTTAAAAGATCAGTAGCGGTGGCCATATCAAAATTACCAGCTGTAGCAAACTGAGCAACTTTCGGTAAAGCTTCCATCGCTTCAGCTGCATCCATACCAGCAGATGCCAGGTAATAATATGAATCTGCAGCCTCTTTGGCCGATTTATCAGTTGATAGAGCAACCCCTCTAGCGGTATTTTCCATTTGGGTTCTCATTTTGTTTGAAACATCACCCATAATAGAAAGAGATTGAGTCATAGAATTTTCAAACTCAATCCCGAATTTACCAGCTGCAGCTCCTATAGCTACAAGCGGTGCTGTTATATTTTTAGTCATTGAAGAACCTGCTGATTTTAGCTTAGTTCCTGTTTTTGATACTGATTTTGCCAATCCAGACAACTCTTCTTTAGCTGTTTTAATACCTGCTTTAAAATCTTTTACTCCAGCTGTAAAGTTTGTAACTATAGCACCTGCATTATAAGCCATAAGCTCACCTCCTGATCTTCAAATTAGGATTATGGTTCTTCAACTCTTCATCTGAGCCAACTCCAGTGTCTTGAGCATCATTACTAATTTTTTTAGACTTACCAGTTTCTAAAAAGTTTTCTGGTGGGTTTTGTGTTCTAGTAGCTCTAATCATCTTATATTCAAGATTAATTTCTTCAGTCTCCCGTTTTTGAATTTGTATATATATTTCTTCAATTTGCTTTTTGGTATATTTCCAGATTACTTCATCAGGAGGCATTGAATAAGTACTAGCAATTTTTTCTATTGCTTCGAACTCTGTAACTTGGTTTTTGCTCTCTGAATCATTGCTTTCCACTGCAGAACTTTTGTAAAATTTTCAACGATCATCTCTATATCATTAACTTCTAAAATAACACCAAATAATTTTATCTCCTGAGAAATTAATAAATTATTATTTACCCATTCCTCATCTCTATCTAACACTGCTGAATATAGCTTTAGTAACGCTTTCTCACTTATAACACTAATCAAATCAGGTATATTATCTTCAGCATTTTCTAAAATTTCTTGATCTAAATTTAAAACTAATTCTGCAAAAACATTTATCAATTTACCATATTTAGCTCTAACAAGCGGACCCACTTCAAATTTTTCTTTTCCAACATAAACCTCTTTAATTTCTGGTATTAAAACCTCATCTACTTTTGTAGTCAAAATAATCTCCTCCAATATTGAAAAGCAGGGTTTCCCCTGCTTTAAATAATTTTTATACTATTGTGGTAAAACTAGTACGATAGTTATCTCCCATTGAATTACCTGCCATATCTCTTATTTCTCCAGATACAAAAGCAAGATACAATGTGTCATTTGCTAAATTTGATTCTGGAATAAACGTAACAGTAAAATCATTCGGATTATAAGCTAAATCTCCAGCTATTTCACTTCCTGTAGCATCAACAATATTGAAATTACCTTTAGTAATATCTCTTTGTTGTATTGCTTCTGAAAAAGTCCATTCAACTTCAACATCTACTGCAACATCAATATCACTATCAACAGGAGATACAGCATTAATAACAGGAGGTTCGGTGTCATCATAAGTATCAGCCCTTTTACCATATCTAGTTTTTTCATCTTTTGTAATATCCTCAATGATTAACATTGTCACCTCATAAACCGCATTATCATCTTTTGTCTGTTCAACTTCTGATGCCGAAATGGGAAAGGCCTTCCAAAACTCATAATTTGCAGTTCCCCCACCTGGAGCTGGTCCATCAACAAATAAAGATTTATATTCAACTTTTGGGGAACCTCCAAAATAAAGTGTGTTATTTTGAGCATCAAGTGCTTCACCGACTAAACCCCATGCAAGTTTCATGTTTTCTAAAGTATTTTCTTTCATAGTGAAAGTAACTTCTAGTCTTTCACCAATTTTGGCTATACCGATTACTCCTAAATACTGATCAGCATCATCAAATTCTTTGAATTCAGTTTCCTTACTATAGCTAACTCCACCCTGAGTTATACCAATATCTCTGGCATCCTCTTTATTAGAACCGTACGCACCAACAAAAATATCTGATGGACCTACGGTAAAATTACCAGGGTTTCTAACAGCCTTAGTAACTGTCATTTAAATCACCTCTCTTTAATTATTCTTTTATCCAGATATTATAATTTGCACTAAATAAATGGTTTCCATTTTCATCTCTACCAATATGGCCCGGTTCATTTTGAGCCTCTAACTTAATTACCCAGGTATCACCAAGCCAGAACTGATATAATTCTTTTAAAACTTTTTGTACTTCTCCAGCTTTACCTATTCCCAGAGGATAACTCTTATTCCGAGTAATTACCTGGAATGTTCTATCAGCTGTCTGATCTTTTCTAGGCGCTCTACCAGGTGTATCGTAAAAAGTAATACAGTCAATCGGCTTAGATGGCCTCTGACCAATAAAAATATCTTCACTAAAAGTTCCCACTTCATGAGCTTCCACAAAATTAACAACTTTTTTTAATAAAATACTCAACTATTATCACCTTCTTTATCTAAAGCAGCCTCGATTGCTGCAGCTAGATCCTGAATATAGTGCGGCGACTTTTCTTTTAAAGGGTTTTCTAAATATTTAGCTTCTCCACCGCTTATGCGACCTGGATGATTATGATTAAGGTCCTGTTCTTCATGTTGATAAGTAGCATAAGGAGTGTTAAAAGCAACCTCTCCCATTAACTCATCAATCATTTTTTGTAGTGATATATTACCTGCCTTAAAATCTTTAATTAAATTAGCTTTCCCATTACCAGAACTTTCAGTGTGAGCTACCTGGTCATCATTAACTTTTGCAATACCTGATCCTCTTAAATATCCAGTTTTTATAGGTGCTCTATTCATACCTTCACTTAATAAATCAAGTACAATAGCTACCACTTCTTGTTTAGCAGCTTTTAAAGCAATATCTTCTGCTTTATCCAAAGCCTTTTGAACTCTCTTAATATCCTCTTCCATTTTTTCAACATCTAATTCAAATAAAGGTTCATTTTTCACTTTAAATACACCCTTAAAT